CACGTTGATAGTGTTGTACCATATTTTGGAGTGCTTACTTCGGGATGCATCTTAAAAATTTCAAGTTTCATATTTCACTTCCTCTTTCCAATATTATACTTAGCTACAAGTTCCCAATTATCTTTGTCTTTATATGGGAGAATCTTGATTTGAGAAATTGGAGCAACTGGTTCTGAAGTTTTACCTTCGTTGACAAGCGTAATAAGTCCCCAATCTCTGAGTAGATTGGCAATGGTATTCCTTCTCGCATAATCGTTTTCAGAAATATTAGAAGGTTTACCATCCAGAGCAAACAACTCTTTGAAATGTACAATGTAATATTTACCTTGTTTGTGTAGAATATGGCAAGATTGGAAAAGCTTGTTTTCGTTTTTAGCCGACACACCAATTCGAGTCAAGGTTTCTTTGATCTTCAGGAAATCATCTTTTTCCTTTAGCCCAACTTCAACAAGGCTTTCTAGAAGTTCAGTATTTGTAGTCATTTCATTCACCTATTTTTGTTCTTTTTCGCACCATTTCGATTTGTTCTTCAGTCATAACTCTTAAAGCCTCTCTAGCTTTCGTGTCAGAGTAACCAAAATACATTTTGACCGATTCCAAATCATCCTCTTTGATTGGCTTATGCCATTTACTAAATCCGCGCTTCTTGGCGCGTATACTATTTAGCAGAAAATCGTATTGCATTTTCCTATCAAGATGGTGGTACATATTCATTTCGTTAGCATAAAGAAGACAATCGTGATGATACGAAAGAGACTTATTCACCATATATGGAGCATAATCTTTTTCATCTTCTAGTATATGTTTTTTTGTGCTCAGAATACTAGGAAGAATGTCTTTGAATAAATCCATCAATTACACTCCGTATCAACCATCAACTCGGTCAAAAAAGCCATCAAGTTAATCTCTTGATCCGCGACAAACGCAGACTGATATTGATATTTACCAATCAAGACTACGGCAATCGGAATGAACTCGGGCTTGAGAATATCATACAACTTGTCGTAGATTTCTCGGAAAATCTTATTCGCATCATTGTCACTATTTACCCCAACCCATTTACGCACTTCTCTGAAGTCTTTAGCCTTCAAAGACTGGATCAATTCGTTCAATCTCACATCCGTGATCTGAGATAGAATCCCAACATCAATCTTTCCCGAAACCGAGTATCGTTGAAGTTCATTCAGGATTCTTCGATAATCAGGAAAGTATTTTGTTATCAGTTCAGCAATGACCCGCTCTTCATATTCAACCTTTTCTGTCTCGAGGATCTGTTTGACCCTCTTGAGAAGAAGCATAGCCATTTTTGCTTTCTGTCCATTCTGTAGTTTGAAATCTACAACAGAACACCTTGAGTGAATAGGGGCAATGATTCTGTTCTTATAGTTACAGGTGAAGATGAATGAACAATTACTCGAAAACTCTTCAATAACCCCACGAAAAGCGGGTTGAGTTGAATTTGGGTTAAGGTAATCTGCTTCATCTATAATGATGACTTTGCGTCCGCCGAGAAGAGAAACCGAAGAAGCGAATCCTTTGATCTTTGTTCGTAGAGTGTCAATCCCAGACTCATCTGATCCGTTGATCATTATGTAGTCACAACCAATCTCCTCGCACATCGCTCGCGCAACAGTAGTCTTTCCGACTCCCGCACTTCCTGCTAGGATGAGGTTTGGAATTTCTTTCCGATCAACGTATTGTTGAAAAGTGGACTTGAGTGTATCCGGTAGAATACACTCTTCAATGGTTTTTGGTCGATATCGCTCAACCCAGAGTATTTGATCAACTTCATTCATAATAAAAAATCCTTTTAAGCAAAGATGTCAGTGTACGTTTCTTCCACTTCTTGGGTTTCAGCTACAACTTCTTGGAGATTTCGCTTGTGTCGGATCTTCGCAAGCTTTCGGGAAATTTTAGGGGCAATTTCAAATTCCTCTTTAATGTCATTCAGAATCTCTCGAATCAGATCCCTTTCAGCCTCAATCCGAGTATACGAATTACTGATTTCATCAAACTTACCCTTCAGTTTGATACGATCGTTGGGCGTTAGAGTATTAAACATTATAATCAACCTCCAAAATTAGAATAGCTTTGCTCGGTCGCAATCCAATACGTCAATTTACCAGATTTGTCCACGAACTGACAAACTCCGGCCGAAGAAATATTCACATCATATTCTTGAGGGATAATTTTCAGATTCTCAAGCTTGATGGCCACGGAAAAGTTGTCTTCACATTCTCCATTAACAGAGACGTTGGCGTCGTCGACGATAACTCCTTTCACGTCTGTTGCGGCAACTTGAATTTCCCCGCCTTCTCCTTTGATTACTACGTTTGGACATTTCAGAACGTTTGCTACACTGAAAATCCAATTCACAATATCAACTCCAAGAGTCAACGACACTTCATAAGAAGCAATGTTGATTTTCTTATCGGGCGGAGAAAGAATTAGATTTGTCGGGGTGAATCGTTGACGAATCTTACCTTTCCCATCCAACCCTTTGAACTCAAGGAATTCTTTTGAGATTTCAACCTCATGTTCGTTTGAAAGAGAAATTAGACTGAGAGATTTGTTCAGATCATAAATCCCAAACTCAAACGGGAAAGATTCTTCAACTTCAGCTTCGGCAAGAATTGCTTTGTTAGCGGAAATCGTTCGAAGAATATTTCCAGGCTTGACGACAAGCCCCTGATTGATAGTGGCAAAATTCTTCAGAATCTTCATAGTATCATTACTTAATTTCATATATCTTTCTCCATTGGGAACACTTATTATACTCAAGCCGCTTGTAATAGTAAAAGTTGTCGTATTTTTTCTCTCAGCTCCAAAAATCCAGAATCGTTTTCAACGATCATATCAAATTTCATATTGGCGCAAGCCCATTCGCTCTGATGTACATTAGGATACTTCACTCTCATGTAAGACTCAAGACCTTCTGCATCATATTCCAATCTCTGTACGTGCTGCATCCATTCCGGATCTTCTCCTCGACGAATTCGAAAAACTTTCCCGCCAGCATTCTGAATAGAACGCACCTCGTTCGGGAATCTCACGTCGGATATGACGTAATCATTCCAGGGATGCATTCTTCTGAATGTGGTATGAATCCAAATATCCGGGTGTATGATATTCCTTCCAGCTTCAGTTCCAATAATCTGTAACATTTTTCTGGGAGTGACTTCGTAACCAAAAGCTTCCGACCAATATTCTATCGGAGTCTCTCTCCACTCTCGCGAATGTTTGTCTTCACCTTCAAGCCACGTTCTGTTCCAATCGAAAATGATAGAAACAATATCTTTAACCGAATTAGCAAAACTTTCTTTAAAGTAATCGAATTCTTCAACCAGAATGTCCGCTGCCATATCCTTACCGGATCCAATCAAGCCGACAAATCCGATAATCATATAATCCCCACGTGTTGAGCGACAGAACCCATATCTCCGATGAATGAATACGTTCCGACGTGTTGAGTTCTCATCCAAGGACAAAGCCAGATTTTACCGCCGATATTCCTCCACCATTGACAGAACATATAATCTTCAGAGAGATATCTTTCAGATTTACCTCGATCAATTACGGTATCGAAATACGCATGAATCATTCGACTTCCATCGAAGTTAGCCTGATTGGCGTGATCTGGTTTGTATTCAAATTCTGGATAGGCTTCTTTGAATTTATCAAACACTTCCCGTTTCACCATCATAAATCCAGTTCCAATTTCAAGAACTTCTAGCGGCTCTGAAATTTGAAATTGTCCTGTCCCGGATACCGTATTAAAAACGTAATCTCCGGTGACTTTTTCGAGTTCATTCGGAGTTATTTCTGGGTTGTTCTTTACCGCTTGGATAACCGAAGACCACTTGATTGTTTTTTTAGGATAAGGACCACCTATGATTTCTTTATCAATAGCAAGCATTGTGATGACATCTTTGGCGTCAAAGCATACGTCAGAATCAATAAAGAGAAGGTGAGTGTATTCTTCTGCCCGAAGAAATTCGTCAACAAGATAATTCCTTGCCCTAGTAATCAATGATTCGTTGAATATAAAACTGAATCGAACGTCAATTCCATATTTGTGACAGAGGGTTTGTAGATCAAGACAGGATTTGACGAACATGCCATGAGACATTCCGCCATACATTGGCGTGGCGACGAAAATCTTTCTCTTTTTCAACTCATCAACACTAATTTCTAACTTCATACTAATCTCCAAAAATATAAAAAAACTAAATAAAGGTGTCGGTCGCGATATTACCAGTATCCACCGACTCTAATACTACTACGGAGTATCAGCAATGTCAAATATTTATTCAACGTCGTTCTATATATCACTCTTTTCTAGTTTAACCAGCTTTAACCCGTATTCGTTGACGCCTTTTTTTATTTCTACGCCACTCTTAAACTTCAACTTGTTTTTCTTGAATGGCGTGTAATCAACATAATGATGCCATCTACCAAACTTCCAAACCATAGCAGCTACATCTGGGTGCATATCGACCAGCATTTTTGATTTTGCTAAAGTTCCATAAGAATTATATTTTCCTTCAACTTTTAGATCATCAACTTTTATAGCTTCTCCGGTTTTTTCGTCTATACCAATTTCTTTGTGATAGAATTCGTCAGTGTTTCCACCCTTTATAGTTTGAGTGGTTGCCTTATTCTGTAGAAAGGCATTAAACTGCACTGTACAATCTCCATCCTTTAAAACTCTAAGACAGATATCTGTATCTTCATTATATCTGCCTCTCCATCTATGTT